GCTTCGCCTTCTTCTTCAAAAACTAATTGTAAGTATGTGCTATAGATAATGGCAAGTGCCATTGCATCAGCAGCTTTCAGTGTAAGTTGAGGATTTTGTTGTTTAATAAAATCACCTATAGCATCAGGTTTTACATTCCTGAGAAATTTATCAGAGTAAGCTTTCATTCGCTTTGGAAATTTTATTATTTTAGTCATATTTACACGTACCTCTGGCGAGGATAACTTAAATAACTATTTGGGTTGCAGTAGAAAATCAATGTTTTTTTTAATCTTAGGTACAAGTTTATTATAAACATTAACCCAAAGCATAGAATCATCATAGAAAAAGTCCTTGTTTTTCCACATTTCGTGGTAATGATCATAGAAAATACTACATATTGGGATAGGATCAATATCTATTTTGTTCCAAAAATCACGTTCTGACATACCACAGTTGTGTAATTGATGATGATGTTTGACACAAAGTGGTATTGTAAATTGATCACCTACTTTTTGTCCTATGCCTCTGTGTTGTGCAAATTGTATATGATGTGCATTGCAGCCATTTTGTTGACATATTATACAAGGATTACTTGCTACCCATTTGAGGTATTTTTTGTTTTTTATTTTGAGTTCCTTGTCCTTTGATAGTGTTATGCACTTTCGTGTACCCATAATATATTGCTAATCTAGCTAAACCTTCATGTGTTCTATTTGATGCTTTACGTTCTGTCAATCCAAGAATGTGAGCTATCTCAATTATGCCATAATTAAACCAACAAAATAACTTCATACACTCAGCCATTGATGGACCAATTTCATTATCACAATCTCTGACTGCACATGCAGCTCCAAGAGATGAAGTAATGAAGTCAGTATTAGAACCATCTACTCTATCTTTTAAATAGTTACCTGTGCTGCCACCCATAAGTTCACACATTAATCTATATCTAGAACCTGCCTCATATTCTTCCATAGATATGAGTTTACGATGAAACATATACATTAGACGAGATTCTCTAATGTTTAACCAAACTTTTTTCTTGTCTCTAATAGTAGAAATAAGTTCAGGTTTTTCTATTTTACGCATATGTATTTGTATAGTTATCTTTTGCTTTATCAACAAAAGATCTAAATTTATCGTTAGTATTATACAATTTGTATAATCTAAATACACGATTTTTATTACAACAATGATGACGAGCTATAAGGCTTTTACACCCATACGCTTTCGTAGGGTGCAATAGCCAGGACAATATAATAGATAAGTTGTATAAATTATAATGTTCTTTGTCAGTTATTGCTGATTTACCTTTTAACATATCTATTGGTATGTTATAGGTATGACTTATATATTTTTGAATATTAATAACCATGAGGAGATAATTATGAAAATTAAATATAGACATTCTGCCTCCAAGACTAATACGTTTATTGATAGTCCACCATTTTGGATCATCAATGAATTATTTGATTTTGAGTCAGAACCTAATGCAAGAATGGTAATGGGATTAGCAGCTGAGGATGCTGCACATCATGCATTATCAAACCAAATCAATGATGAAGATACTATCACAAAGAAAGCTTTTGAACAATATACCAGTGAACACAAAAGAGATCTTACAGAAAGTGAATGTGAATGGTCAGGTATCATTGCTAATAAGTTTGTTGAAAACTTAAAAGAGTTTGGTGAGGTCAAATCATTCCAGAATGAGAAGCAAATATCTGGTGAAAAATATGGTCTAAAGTATGATGTAATAGCTAAAACTGACTTTGAGTTTGATGAATGTATCGTAGATACTAAAGCTACAGCATATATTAGACGATTAAAAGCAGGTCATGTAGACCCAAAATGGTATCCAAAACCTGCTGATGTACGTCAACAATGTCTATACAGAGATATATTTGGTAAGCCTACAATGTTATTGTATTGTTCTCCCAAAGATGTCTATGTTGCAGATATGGTAGATCGTACAGATCTAGGTGATATTATCAATGCTATGAAGCATATCGAACATATACTAGAAATATGTAAAACTAAAGATGACGTTGTTCGCATATTTCCTTTGATATGCGACAACTTCAGATGGAAGGGTAGTCCTGGATCTGAAGAATTTGCTAAAGAAATCTGGACGAAAGTATTAAAATAATCTATAAATACTTATGCAAAGATTTGGTAAAATACTAAATAAAATAAACAGGAAGGTTCATATGGAAAATGAAACATTCGAATGTTCGTTTCGTAAAGCATTCGAGAAAGATGATGGTGGTGTTACTGTCTACGTTACTAAAGACGATGGTACAGATATGACTATCTATGGTGAAGCTATTGGTACTCAAAGATGGCAGAAAGGTGCTAGATTGAAGATTGCAGCTCAACCAGTAAGAACAAGTAAATCAGGTAAGCAGTATCAAACTGCAAGTATGATTGAATTGTTAAGTGGTGAAGTTGCTGTACCAAATGGTGCAACACCAAGTGCTACAGGCAAAGATCCTGCTGCACAATGGAAAGAAAAATACAGATTAACTATGAGTAATTTATTATCTGCTGCTATACAATCTGGCAATGACGTAGACTTTGACAAGATTGATGGCTATGTACGTAAGATATTGAATGCTCAATACGATGGAGACGAGGCTCCATTTTAACAGAATCATTTATCTCCCTCTAGAGTTAATGATCGTTGCTGGGTGGGTGCTCCCTGCCCAGTAACAGAAAGATCTTATGGACTTAATACTTCTAAATGATGGAGTGTATAGTCTAGTACCAATCACAAAACAAATGATAAAAGGAATTGAACTCTTTACTGAGGTCAGTTGCTTTGATCTATGTGATATACTAAGACTACACTTAACAACATATTATGATGAAATAAATCGACACGTAATGAATGATGGAACAGGAGATTTTTTCGGATGCATTTGTTCAAATTAGAACTAGAAATGATGGGTATAAACACTTATAATAGGGATGATTTGGTTTTAAAATTATATAAATTATATTTAAAGGAGGACAAGAGTGATTACAGAGAAGCGATTAGAAGAATCCTTAAAATACCTAGCAGATACAGATGAAGAATCTGCAAGTGCTAATGCTAATGTTAAGTATTTAGATAGATTACTTAAACGTAAAAAAGCATTACATATAACTGGTAACAAGGAAGATAAAAGTATATCTGCAAAAGAACAAACATATTATGCTAGTGATATATATAAAGCAGCAGTAGATGAGTTGTTTGATGCAGAAGTTAAATCTAATACATTAGATAATAAAAGAGATAAAGAAGCTCTTATTATAGATTTATTTAGGACTCTTGAAGCCAGTAGGCGTAAAAATAATATATGATATATAAATTTAAAAGATGGGTTGTCTTACCTGCGTATGCTGAGATTATTATTTCAGCAGACTCTGATCAGGAAGCATTAAAGATAGTCCGAGCCATAGATCCACAAACTTTAAATTGGCAAGAAACAGATCCTGCTGAGCAACGAATGACCTATGAAGTCATAGATGAGAAGTCCTGAACAAAGAATGTTTCTTAATGTAATAACCCAAGCAGTGCATGACGCAGCATATAAAGGTTATGATCGTTATTATGAATATCATCGAGATCAAGCAATCGCTTGGCTTACCAGCAATTCACAAGATTTTAGAGCTATATGTGTGTTAGCAGATTTAGATCCTGATTACACATATTTAAAAATGACTAAAGCTATAAAGAGTGATATAAAACAATTACGTAGAAACTATTATAAAAAACAAAAACCAGAACGAGAAAATCGTCCTGGTCGTTATAGATTGAAGTTTTAATGACTGATATAGATATGTTTAAAGATATGACTTATGATACACTTAATAAACAAGTAGATGGTAATCATTATTCAAAAATGAAAGTGCAACCTGCATATTTTATTAATGAAAATAATTTACCATTTGCCGAAGGCAATGCTATTAAATACATTTGTCGTCATAAAAATAAAGGTAAAAAGAAAGATATAGAAAAGGCTATTCACTATCTAGAAATGATTATAGAGAGAGATTATAGTGCTTGACTATGGTGCAACATCTGTTGCTCTTTCTTTCTATCGTAACGTCTTTTATTTTTAATAATTTTATTTTTAAAATGCCTGAGCTGTCTAGCAAAAGGGTTTCTTTTTTTATTTGCTTTTATCATCTAATATAAGTTTCTTAATAGATTTTTCACCCATATAGATTTCTGTTTCAGCTTTGGATATAATACATCTATATTCAGTAGAGGGTGATGCAGTTCTATTTGCTACCCTTTTACCACGTAAACATTCTGACATATTAGGTTGTATTCTATGTTCTTTTATTTCATGATCTACAATCATTAAGAGTGCTATTACAGTTTCTATCATTGATGATTTCCATTTAGTTTTTTTTGTAACATATCTACCTGTTCTTTAAGGTGATCTATGTTTACTTTGTTATATCTTGATGCTTCAATTTCTTTTTCAATAGATTCTATTTGACCTGCAAGGTGTTCAATAAGCATATACATTTCAAGATTCTTTGGTTCTTGCTCAGCTTTTTTTAAAAGATCAGCTTGAAAGAGAGTATCTGAAGTTTCTAACTTATTAAGTCTTTCAACTATACCGAAGTATGCCCATACACCTATAGCAACTGCTGCAACAAGTGCAATCAGATTTCTAATTGGTAGAGATACGTTTGTGTTTTCGTTTAGTTTCACCATGAAATATTGGTAATGATTTACCAGATGTATAGAAACATTTTAGACAATACTTGTATTTGTCGAATACTACATATCTGTGTAAAAGTTTTTTTTTACAAGTTTTACATTTAGAGTGGTCAATCATTTCTTTCTCATAATATCAGCACCTTTAAGACCATAGATAGCACTAACCACTCCTATAAATATAGCTTGATACCAATATGGTAAGTTCTTAAAGTATTCAAAAAACAAGTCTAATTTAGCACGAATTTCAGGATCGTCAGAGAACACAGACCAACCCAATAAAAGAATAGGCAAAGATACGAGAACAAGGACAAATTCGTCTTTCCAACCATTATCATTGCTCTCAATAATTTTCGCTTTATATTCAAGTTCGCCTTTCGCCATACGTTCAGCATGTACTCGCTGAGCATCTGACATTAATTGTTTTGTTTTTTGTTTGTTCTGATAAATATGAGACGCTGTTTTAACGCCTAATGATAATAAATTCAACCACATATTATTTCTTTTTTACTTTGTACATTATACGAGTACTCCCACCCATGTAGTGAGTGTACTTACTATTTTTGTGAAGTTTCTCCCAGCCATATTTATGTAATCTAAAACCAATATCCATAATTAAGCTGAAGAACCAGTTGGATGTCCTTCCCATGCTTTGTACATTCCCTCCACAATAAGTTCATCATCGTAAGGTTGCATACCATTTTCCATTTGGATTATTGATTTTACCAAAGGTAAATATGCTTCTATGCTATTATCAATCATAGCCATAGGTTCTATTTCCATACGTTTTGCAACGAACTTAATATATGCTTCAGTATCATTTTCTGATGGGGGTGCCCATCTTCTAATGATTGAGTCTATATTTTTTTTATTATGTGTGAATCTGTAAGTAAGTAATATACGCATTAATGCACGTATACCCATTACAGCTTCATCAAATATACAAAAAGTTGGATCTGTCTGCTCAGCAGCCAAACCATCCCAATCTGTACCTAACTTAATATTACCTGGATTCTTATTTCTAATACCTCTAGGTAATTTTTCTATTCCATCTGCCATTGTCTTTTAAAACCATTGGGATTAATTTAGGTAATCCATCAATGATAACTCCTGTTCCTATTACTGGTCTAGACTTCTGAAGTTTATTATATTCAAAAGCTAAACTTTTCATGTTGACTAAACACCCAACTTGCATTCCCCATAGTAGTTCATTTGGATTACTCCAATAATCTATTTTGAACAATGTATGATAGTGCCCTTGTATCGTGCACATACCATATTGTTGAGCAACTTTTAAAACATCTTTATATTTACCATGACAGAAATATAACTTCTGTCCATTAGATGCTTTCAGAATTAAATCCTCATGCCATGTCCACCCTTTACCTACACCTAACATATGATTATATGATTTGAAAACTTCGTGTGGTAAACCATATCTAGTAGCTTTTCTAAATACTAAACTACCATGATTAGAGTCCATAACATATTGTTTTGGAAATAATTTTTCTAAATCTTTAAAAAATTTTCTAGCAACTTGTAACTCATGACTAGGTGAATATAGTCCTGGATGAGAGTCATGGAATGAAATACTATGCCAATCCATCTCATCACCTATATTAACAACTGTATCAGGTTTGTATTTTTTTTTAATAGCAGCTAGAAAGTCTATTGTATCTATATGATGATAAGGAGCATGTTGATCACTTATCACAAGTATTGATTTTCTTAACATACAATGTTTTACAACTTAAAGTTTATGTAGTCTAGAGTGTAAGGTACAACTTATATAGGTTTACCTTTTGGTAAAATAATTTCTTTCTCTATACATACAAACTTCATGTATATACCATGTTGGTTTATATCATCTTTACCTATTTCTTTAGCTTTATCTATTGATTCTTGATGTCCTGCATTAAGACAGGTATACATATCATCATAATATGTATCCATCTCAATAGGATTCATGCATGTTCCTGCAACGTAGGAACACATAATCATAAATAATGCTATTTTTGTCATGCAAAAATGCTAGTAACTAAGTATAATACTTGGGCTGCAACACCTAAACCAACAGCTGTTAAGATATATTGTATTCTATCTATATCTTTTTGCATGTGTGCTAGGTGGTTGTTTTCTATAGTATCAATCCTTTGATTGATAAGATCTATAGCTCCATGTATTTTAAGAATTTCTTCTCTATTTTCTGTAGCTCTGCTCATATTAAAATAATGTCTTATAAGGATCTCTTATAAGTCCTTTCGTTTTATATTGTGTGTATCTTGGTCCTTGATATCTAGGATGTCCAAGCTGTCCTAACACAAAATCAACAGCAGTGTCAGATGCAAGATCTAAGGATAATCCTTGTTCTTGTAATCCTTCTGCTATGTTTCGTGATGCAGACTGCAACCAAATAGGTAAAAATCTCATACCTACATGACCACCTATTTTTAGTCCTTTTTCAATCGCCTCATCATCTTTTTTAGTAATATTTGGACTCCACTTAGTAGTCAAGTATTGTTTATTAGTTAATACTTCTATTGTTGTTCTAGGTAGAGAACCAATCTTTTTAAGACCAGTTGATTGTGGATCTGTTATCCAATGGAAAGGCTCCATTAATTGTTTAGAAAATGTGAGTACTTCACCATTTCCTAAGTCAATTCTTGTTGGATCTGTATTTTCTAATATTGAGTGTCCACTAAATATATAGTTTAGTGCAGATCCTGCTACAGCATACGTAAGTGCAGCTCTAGCAAAGTAATATTGATACATTCTACGTAATGCAGGATCAGACTCAAAGTTAGGTAATGACTTAGCAATAATTCTAACATTGGATATTGTCCAATCAGGAGCAAATAGAAGTAATTGCATATAACCTCTAGATGCTGGTTGTAACGTAGTTTGTGCTAATCTTTTAAGTGTATCAGATTGTATTCTGTTCGCTAATTGTTCCCAGTTCTGACCACCAAATGCATCATTAGCAAATGTAGCAGCTTTAGTTGCTTTACCATATATCTGTGCCTGAGTATCACCAGGCATAATTCTTAATAGATTAGGTCTACCCATAAGTGTAGGTGCATCTAATACTGTAAGAAATGTATGGAGTTTAGCTGCTGTAAAAATTCTATCCCATGTAATAGTATCAAACCATCTAAATACTTTTTCTACTCTATTATTTGTAGATATTCCAAAGTGTCTTTTTAAGAATGGATCTAATCCTCTAAGATTGTAATAGAATCTATCAAATCCTGTATCTTCAGGTACAGATATTTGTAATCCAACACCTTGACTAAATCTTACTACATCATCATAACCTGCTGTACGTAATTGATCTATAGCGTGACCAAAGTCTTTGATATACGCTTTTGGATCTTGAACAGATTTAAGTATTTCTGGTTTAGATCTGGGGTCTAATGTTTTTTTAATAAAGTTTGGTTTAGCTCCTGCAAACCATAATGATTCTACTAATGCACCAGCATGAAAGAATGAGAATCCTACTGCTAGTCTTTTCATCATTAAGTTGGTTGTAAAGAGTGCACCCATTAATGCACCTTCATCAGTAGCATCAAAGACCATTCTTAATGAGTTAATCATACCTTTGTGTACTAATACAGAATCACCTTTGTCTACAAAGTATGGATGTTTAAATTCTGTATAATTAGTATCATCAAAAGTTTTCTTAACATTATTTCTAATAATTAATGGCTTTTTAGATATTTCTGTAAGTTCTAAATTTTTTATTATTGCTCTAGTAGAGAGTGCTTTACCTGCTGCAAAGGTATACATTCGTACCAGTTCAGCTGGATCATCTTTACCTAAACGTATTGTAAATCCTTTTTGTAATCCATGATTTATATCACCAAATATACCACGTCTAGCAAACTGAAACTTACCTGATGGACCAGTAACTATGCCTGTATCAAAATCTCGTACAAATCTAAATGGTTGTGCTTTAGGATTATATTCATTCCAAAGCAAAGGTAGATAGTTAGTTCTTTTATTAAATACTAATCTTTCACCACCTGCACCAAATATATTGTAATACTCATTAAATATTTTTTCTATAGTTTTAGCTGCTTCAGGTAGATTTTTATCTACAGCTCTAAGCTCATCTAAAGTTATAGGTTTTAGTTTACCATTATACTTAAATGTTTTTCTATCTACTCTAGCTTTTGTAAGATAATAAAATAATAATCTTCTTGAATCTATAGCATCAGGTATCTGAGCTTTGATTACATTAGATAACTCTTGTGCTGCTGAGTTTAATCTAACTGTGCTAAGTCTAGCAGCATCTAATGTAGCTTCACCTGATAGTGCTGCTTCTTCAAATTCTTTTGGAAGTTTTCTAAGTTGATTTCCAAGAAATCTACCAGCACCATATAATGCTACACCAACACCAAAACCTTTAGCTGTTGCTACAAGTTTTTCATCAGGTGATGTTAAAAATTGTGCTGTACCAAAAATACCCCCTACAGCTGCTGCTCTTTTTAAAGCAGTGGCTAGTGCCATATCTTTGCCATTTTCATTAATAGTTCTAAGAGCTGCTGTTACATCTGCCTTAATTAAGTCAAACTTTTTAGGATCAGATATAGTACCAGCTTCTTTTCTAATTATTTCTATTAGTTCATCTACATTTTTGTAGATACCTTGTTCATTAAAATCTACTAACTTTTCTGCATCATTTTTATATTGATCAAATACTTTTCTATAAGATGATTCTATCCTAGCTCTGGGTACTCTAGTCAATCTACGTACAAGCTCACCTGTACCTGCAAAGCCTACTGAGAATAAAGCTCCTGCTGTAGCTCCTATAGTAGTTTCTATAGATGTTCTTTTTGGATCTAAGTTTGCATCTTCTCCTAACTGAAATGTAGTAGAAAATACCAATGGTGTAGCTAGTGTAGCTGTAGCACCTACTTTAATATCAGATGCATTTTTAGCTTTTAATCTTTTGTATTTTAAATTTTTACCACGTTTTACTTTAATAGAATTTACTACACCTCTACCAAGTCTACCCCATCCTAATGGCATAAAAAGTAGCCAAGGATCAGCAACAATCATATTTACAAGTTCAGCACCAAATAGTTTAGGATTTTGTTTTACCATATTCCCAACTTCTTTGATGTCTATATTCATTGGTCCTTCTTCTAGAAGATAACCAAATCTATTTAGTTTACGTTCTGCTTCTTTATAGATTCTAGATCCTGCTTGATCAGGATTGTTTTGTATATATTGTAATGCTTCTTGTGCTTGTTTCTTTTTAGTATTACCAGTAAGCCATTGATATAATGATGCTGGTAATGATTCTTCTCTAATAAGATCTATAGGATTACGTAATGACTGAAAGAATCCAGGAGTTTTATCTTGTACTGGTTCTTTTAAACCATCAGACAAACCTTTAATTGGATCCTTCAACTTAAATTCTTCAAGATGAAAGTCATTGTGAGGCATCTATTTTCTTTTTTTTCTATAAAATGATGCAACTGGATCTATAGGTCTTACATCATATTTTCTAAATGTTTCAAATTTTCCAGTTCTAGGATTCATTTTTTCTGCTCTAGAATATGTATCTATAGCTTGATCTAATTTAGACATTGGACCTTTTTTACCTACTGACTTAAATACTTCTCTTGGTGGAAAACCTAATTCTCTAGCTTCTGCATCAGATAATTTTTGTAATGTTTTAACTTTTTGACTACCAAATCTTCTTATACCTACACCAAGTTTATCACTTGTTTTTTGTAAAGTTCTTAAACCTTTAGCTCTAGCAGTTTTAAATGCTTGTGTTTTAGCTTTATCTATTCTTCTAAGTGTAGATTTACCTTGTGCAGTTTTAACTTTAAAATTTGTACCAGGTTTTGTTTTATAAAATTTAGTATCTTTAAAAAGCTTCATTGATATAGCTCTTACTTTTTGCATACCAGCTTCAAGACTTCTAGACTCTGCACGTCTAGCAATCTTTTCTGCTGCTTCTTGTCTAAGTGAAGTAGCTTGTTCAGTAAATTTTTTTTCAATAGGTTTAAAAGATTTTAATTTTTCTATACCTTTAAACTTTTTACTTTTAGGTAATCTTAATAATACTGATGTAAATTTTTTAACCATTATTCTCCTAGTCAAAGTACTCAGGAAACTTAGCTTTTAAAATTTTCATAGCTCGTTCCTTAGATACTTTTTGTAATTGTGGGTTTGATGCTAATAGCATCGCAAATACTTGTGAATCATCATTAGCTACAACTTCACCTGTATTTTTTGGAATAAATATTTCTGGTCCTTTTTCACCAACAATGTGTGTTTGACCAGCATGAGCTGTACCACCATGTGCTAATGGTTTAGCTTCTAAAGTTTCATCAATGATACTATATCCAAATAGTTTAAGACCACCTTTTTTATTGATCTCACCTTTTCTAATCATTTCTTGGATTACTTCTTTATATAATCTAGTACCTACTTTTATGTCTTTACCAGCTTTTTGTGCTGCTAATACTTTTTTTCTAACTTTTTTTTGTACTGCAAAAGCAATATCTTCTACTGCTTGTTCATATTTTTCTGATTGATTACCAGGTAATAATCTTCTTAATATAGGTGCTGATATATCAAATGATCCTAATACTTCTTTAATTTGATTCATGTCACCTTCAGTAACTTCTAATATTTCAGATTTATCTGATAATTTTTTCTTGTATTGTTCTGATATAGCTGAGGATTTAAGAACATTATCTAATAAGTTTTGTCCTAATTTTTCACCTCTAGCTCCAGCCTGCATAAATGCTAGTCCTAATGTAAACGCAGGATTAGCCATAAGACCATTAAATCCACCTTTAGCTGCCCAATCTTTTTTAGCTTGATCTAAATCTATACCTGCAAGGTTAGATAATTTAGTTAAAAAATTACCATCAGTTGCATATTGTGTACCAGTACCACCCATAACAATAGGATCTGAAGGTTTAGCATCTTGCTTAGGTATTTTATTATTTTTTGCAAACTCAGCATTTTGTTTGCCTATTGCACTTTTAGGTATTACTTGAATAGAGTTACTTCCTATATTAACTTTACCTTCTCCTGGAGGTATAATACTTGGTGGAAAGATAGGATTCTTCATTAATGGAGATTCTCTTTCTCTTAGACTTGTTTTGATACCTGTACCTGAGTTATCAAAGTCAGATGATAATCCTGAAGGATCGTCAGCTGGTTCAATACCTTGTAGTTTTTTTAATATATCACTATATGTGTCTGTTAATAATCCCATTATAATATTCCTTTATCTATATTATTCTTTTTTAAAAAATCATAGAATGGACTTTGATTTACTGCTAATAATCCTACTCCTGAGTTTTTATTTAATAATGCTTTCTGATTAGCTAATGCTTTGTTATATTCAGATTGAAAATCAAACTTAAATTTATTAGCACTATTGCCAAAAAATTTAGCTGCAACACTATCAGGTGCTTTAGTTCCTGATGCAATAAATGGTGCAGAAGGTGCTAGTTGATTCATAGCATCTCTATCTTCTTGACTTTGTGTACCAGTTAAAAGATCATCTCTTGATGATGGTTCTTTTATTACTTTACCAGTATAACCTAAAGTTTTTAATGCTTTATTATTTCTATAGTGATCAGTTAATGAACTAAATATAGAACCAATAATACCACCAGATTTAATTACTGTATCTAATGGAGCATCAGCAAATTGTTTAGCTTTTGTTGTAGCAGTTTCATCTATCAAAGATGTGTACTTGCTATTTTTAGTTTGGCTTTTTAAATTATTTAAAGCTATATCTAAATTTTCTACAACAAAATCTTTAGTTGTTTGTGCACCTTTTACTTTATTTAATTTAGATCCTTGTAAATTAGAATTAGATAATGCTTGTAATTGATTAAGTGTTTGTACTTTAGCTTTATCAGATACATCAGGTGAATCTAAATATGCTTGAAGATTAGCTGTCTGGTATGTAGCTGTATCAATAATACCTACAGTTTGTTCTATTTTTGTTTTACCTGTTTTAGCATCATAGACAGCACTGGTAATTTTACCTTGTCCATAACCAGCATCTATATTTACATCACCTTGATATGCTTCTGTTTCATAATCAAAAGCTGTGCTTACACCTGGAGGATTTTTTGGTGAACTAAAATAATCTTTGCTATCAGCAGCCATACCAACAGTTGAAGTATCAGGACCACTATCATATACATTTCCTCCTGTACCAAATTCATCATTAATATTACCTTGATTTCTATTACCTACTCTAGATTCTGCATGAGTACTGATACCTTTTTCTGTTGACATTGCAGCTTCCATTCCAGAAACTTGCATATCATTAGATCCATCGTTACCAGATCCTCCTCCTCCACTTGGCATATTAACTCCTTATAATATTGCTAAAACAATAATGATAACAGCTATAACTGCACAAGTTGTTTTATGTTCTTTAACTATATGTGGTATATGATCTTTTAGTTTCATTATAATAATCCTCCTAATAATCCAAAACCTGCACCTATTGCAGCTCCCATTGGACCACCTATTGCTCCAATTTGTGAACCTAATGCAGCTCCTGTTAATGCTCCACCAGCAGCCATACCTACAGGATTAGGTCTAGGTTGTGTTTGTGTACCTATTGTTTGAGGTAAACCAAAAGCTATTGGTGAAACTGTTTGTTGATATTGTTGTAATGCAGCAAATGGAGCTAATTGTTTTTCTGCTTGTATATCTTCTAAAGCTCCTCCTACAGCTGTTAAACTTGGTACAGCTCTTGCTGTTTGTAATTGTCTATTTCTTTCTCTTTCTAATTGTGCAAATGCAAGTGGTAATGCTCTATCTGCAACTTGTCCTATGACAGCAGATTGTGCTCCCATACTTGTTGGAGTTCTACCTGCACCACTAAATTCTGCTGCAACATTTGTATAGATATCTTTACCAGCTTGTGCAATCAAAGGAGATAAAAAAGGATTGCTAAATTTACCTTGTATAGTATCCATAAGTTGTTGATTAGCAGCTTTAGCCATAGTTTCTTGTGCAGCTAAACCTTGAATAGTTTGTGTGCTTGGTGCTACATAGCCAGTACCTGCTGGTCCTTGACCATATATAGTTCCAGCTTCAGATATAATCTGATTTAAAGCTGGTGTTGCTGGTGCGTAAGGTTCTACTCTGTTTACTGTAGTAGATGTTCCTCCACCACCTCCTCCTCCAAATGACATATTATTTTTTCTCCTTATTGTGTTTTTCTAATAATACATGACTTTCTTTAAAACCAAAGGGTTTAAGTACACGTTTCCATCCTGGTCTCGCTACTAACTCTAATAAATCGCAGTTGTTTTGCCATGCAAAATCTTCTATTTGTTTTATTAGATGTTGCCATTTTTCACGATGATTACCAGTCATGATTTTAATATTTAAACATCGTTGTAATGGTCTTTGTATTATTTCTGTAACTACTACTCCATAATACTTTTTATCTTGTGAATCCCAAAGAATCCATAATTGCATCTTATTTTGTAAAATCCATTCTTTTATATGATCTGATGTACAATATTGATTTCTAGATAATGCATCTGCAATATTAGCAGACACCATACCCCAAGCATCATTAACATTTTCTGTTGGTATTCTAACCAGTTCGATCACGTTATTTCTAAATAAGATACTACAATGTGCAACTGATTACCAGCTGACGCTTGTGCTTTAAGTTCCTGTCCTGCTTGTATTACTAATGGTTGTGTAAGTAATTCTTTTGTTTGATTAGCAGATAAGCTTTCACTTTTAAACAAACTAAAAATGTTAGCAGATTCAACTAATGTAATATCTATAGTTGGTGTGGCACCTGTATCTTCAGATATTAATATTGATTTTATAATACAAGTAGATCCAGTGGGTACATTAAGTAACACCACTAGACCTGTTGACGTTAAATCTGCTTTTACATTTTTGTATGTATTAGCCATTAGTTTTTTATTATTCTTCTATTGGTGGTGTATAACCAGTCAATGCTGTTGCTTCAGCTTGTGTTAATCCCAAGTCTAAAAGTTTTTTATTACCATTAGCTTGGTCTGTTTCATTTTGGTTTTTTTCTGCTAATTCTGTTTCGTCTTTTTCTGCAACTTTAACGTCTTGTGCTTGAACTTGTGAAACTTCATCAGCAGTTAATTCAACCTCTAAACCATTAGGATTTTCTGGATTAAATATTACTTTTTTCATTTATATATTCTCCTTATTCATTATGAGTTCTTTAAGCCATAAACATAGATATGGTCTGCACTAACATTATAACTTGAATTATGACCTTTAAAAGTTAGTCCACTTATTGCATTAGTGTTGTTTTCATATTGTGCAACACCTTGAACTAAATACCAATAAGAACCCATAAAAGACATTCCTGAATAATGTACTGGTTTGTATCTATTCGTATTTAATGGGTCAAAGATTGTTATTTCAGAACTGAGTCTTCTACTTGCTGTATCATCTTGCCAACCAATTCTAAATTGACTATCGTTTATTGAGTGAGATGTAGATGAACTTGGTGTATTTCCTGTAGTCAAATCATTATAAGCTGCCAAATACTGATAATCACTAGATGTTGCAGCTGAACCACCTTGATTTACTTGCACTTGAAATTTATTACCATCAGCAGTAGCATTTATTAAGTATATTTTATAAACATCATAATCACTTGTAAAATATCCATCTACTGAAAATGATTGTACTTCACTTGTTTGTGTAAGACTTGCAAGTCTAACAAAGTCAGAAGATACTGTTCCCCATTCTGGGTGATTAGTTCCTTGTTTTAAAACATTACCAGATGTACCTTTAGCTAGTCTTTGTAATCCACTTCCATCTCTGTAAAGCATATCACCTTGTGTTGTTAATGTAGTACCTACATCTGTACCATCTGTTCCTTTAGCTGCTAATTTTGTCCAATAGGTAGCATTGGAAGTAGCATTGCCTGTTGAAGCTAGTATACAAATGAATGTTTCATCCCCATGAGTGACGATATCATCAACTACATAAGCAGTAGCACCATTATAGGCACCTCTGAATACTGGCTTAATTCTACCTAAATTTACTGTTGCCATTTATATTTTCTCCTTTGTTGTTAGACTGTCACTAACAGTTCACCATCTGAGTTCACTGAGAATGTAAGTCCTTTTTTACTAAAAAAGCTCTCATCAAATAAATCTGTCTGAGAACTATCGTTTGTAGCTACTGATATATTATCAGAGCCATTTGTTTTTGTAAGAATAAGATCCTCTTTCTGACTACCAGTACCATTAGTTTTTTTAAAACCATATAGGTCTGTATTACCTAATGATTCCTGTGTAGAAGTAGCAATTTCTGCTAATTCGATCTTACCACTGCTGATCATGTCAGCTAAGTCTCTTGCTCTTGTCATATTATGTTACCAAAGCGTCTGCTTCAGCTTCAGTTAATGGCTCACCAGCAATTAATTTAGCTTTAGCACTTGCTCTATTTGTTTTAACTTGTTCAAGTCTATCTTTTTCAGCTTGTATTGCGTCATAGTAAGATTGTGGAAAGTCAAATGAACCATCTGCTTTTTGTTCCATGTGAGCTTCAACATTATCTGCTATTTCAACAAAACCATCTTCAAAGTTAGGTTGTACTTGAACAACTATATTATTTTCTATTTTTCCATATTTCATATTGTATTACTCCTTATGCTACTTTCCAAAGCATTACACTATTTGGATGTCCACTCTGTACTGTTGTTTGGTTATTTGAATCTTCAATGTAATATTGAAGTTCTACATTTTTTTGTGCTGATATAGTAAATTTACCATTCATAAAACTTGGACAAGAAGATGCATCATTTGGACTACCCCAAGAATGTCCACCACTACCCATTAATAAATCTGCACCATCTGTTGTATTTCTTAATCTAGCATTGTAGCCATTAGTTCTATAAGCCATAAAAAATGATTGTGAAATGTAAGTTCCAGCAGGAATTGTCATAACACCACTACTTAAACTTGCACCAGATACTTCGTTAGTTCTTACAGTAGTTAAACCAAGTTTTGTCCAAGAGTTAGTAGTGTTTGTTGCAAAAGTTCCTTCAGTACAATGAAACAATTTAGTTCCATAAGTATCGTCTGCTGTTCCAAACTCTAAAGCCGTTGCACCAGAATTTACTTTTACTACCTGTCCTGCTGTTCCGATTGATAATCCACTATTCCAAATTCCTCCAGAACCAGCAGAAAATGTATTCCAATGAGCTGTGCTTGTAGGTAAATTACCTGTTGTTGATGTTTTTGCTATGTATGCTGACCCATTATAGTAGACAACATCATTAGCAACGTAGGCAGTTCCACCTGCATAATCACCCTTATGAGTGAATGAAAGTTTGCCTATATCTATTGTAGCCATATTTTTTTCCTCCTATTATATGGTTGCTATTAAGCTGCCATTTGAAAGTGAGAATGTAAAACCACTCGCACTAAATAAAACATCATCAAACGCAGCATATTGAGTATTTGTGATGTTGTCTTGACCTTGATTGGTCGTTGTTACTTGTAAATTGTTATTAAAAGGTGCTGGTGTATTTGCTTGTCCTCCCATTCCTGAATGCGATGTACAATAATAATACAATGTTGGAGCACCAGTTGCAACTACTATAGTTAGTTTGTTGTTTCCTGAGTCTCTTGTTACTCCAGTAGTGTATTCAGATCCACCACCATGCGATCCATCTGATGTTGTAGAAAACGCAAATGGATGTGATGAAGGGTATGTAAATACATAAGTGTTTCCTTCAATAAGTTCTAAAGTTGGTTGAGCAGCACCCATAATATGAAATCTATTAGCTCCTGCATATGATGCAGAAGTTACTGTATAAGCTACAGTTGATGCCACAAATGACATATTAAAGCCATAAACTTCTGCTGAAGATGCATTACCAAATTCTAATGCAGATCCACCAGCATTGACTTTCATTACCTGTCCTGCTGAACCTAATGATCCTAATCCTGTACCACCATCAGATACTCCTAAGATACCACCAAATCCTGGTACATCAGCGTATTCTAATGCTGAACCACCACTATTTACTCTAAGAACCTGATTAGCAGATCCTAAAGATGTAAGTCCAGTACCACCTTTTGTAGTAGGTACAGTTGGTAAACGATCTGATCCTAGTGTTCCTGATGTAATGTTTGCTGCATTTATTGCTGCAACATTAAATGTTCCAAATCCTACTAAATCTAAAATATCACCAGCAGCTGCACCAGATGCTAGAACAACAGAGTTACCTGATGTTACTGTAACGTCAGTTCCATTAACAAGCTTAACACCATTAAGATAACAATCAATAAATGGTGAATCATAACTAAGTGTATTTCCTGCTGAATCAGCTCCTGAAAATGTAGTTTGACCACCAGTAGCTGTGTATTGGAATCTAGCAGAAGTACCATTTACAGATGATCCTGCATTTGCCCAACCAGATGATTTATAAACTTTTAATTCATTAGCTGTCGTATCGAAATAAAGGTCACCCACATCCAACGAACTGGTCGGAGCCGATGATGCTATTCTATATCTTTCAGCAAATGAGTTTACACCTGATAGGTTGTTAGATACATTTGTTACATGACCACTAGCTTCTGCTGATGCAAGAGCTGATAATCCTGATATTCCTGCAAGTGTAGCAATATTATTTGTAGGACTGATTTGTCCAGCTACTGTATTAATATTTGTAGTGTTTGCTCCAGCATTAGATATGTTAGTTGCATTGGCAGCAACAATCGATACTTCAGATGCTTTTGGAACTAATCTTACAAATGTGTAAGTGTTTAATGTAGTTGTAGTTTCAACTAATAATCCAAATCCTGCTGCAAATGTAACTGTGTTTCCACAACCATTTAAGGTAACTGTAGAGTTTCCAACTGTTCCATTAGCTATAGTAATTACTCCAGAGCTGTTGGAAGTTATCCCAGTGGATAATGCTGTAATACTAACAATAGTACCTGCTCCATTGTTTACATCTGGATTAGCATTAGGAAAACTTGTTTCGTTTGCTATTGGTACAAATCCACCTACATCATCAACTAGATCTATAATTCTGTTTGATACAGCAGCAGTTGTTGCTACTTTAGTATCTGAATTACTCCAAGCATCTCCTGATGCTATTGTTTCTGTAGAGTCTTGTCTAAAATATCTAGCGTCAGAAGCAGATGTTGTAAATACAGTTACATCATCAGGTGTGCTACCTGATTGTGATGAAGCATCTACTAATAAACCTGAAGATAAATTTGCTCCTGTAATAATACCAGTTGGTATTGAGTTATTTGTTTTTGATAAAATACCTACATAAATAACTAAAGTTTCATTTTGTAAAGATCCTGAATCCCAAGTTACGTTTACTGTTGTATTTGTAGAAAATGATGAACTAGCTATTGTTCCAACTATTGTTCCTGTAGATGATCCTACAGCTTTTACCCTTCTACCAGCATGATAGAATGATGTTACGTTAGCTCCAGCAACTGTAAATGCTGTTCCACTAACATACGCAAAAGTATGTGCTCCATCACCATCACCATAAATTACCCATTGAGAGTCATTATAAAACTCTCTAATATCAGCTGTAATAGCTCTGAAGGCATTGTTTATGTTAGAAGGTAACATACCTTCAGCTATATTAACACCTCCTACTGAGCTGTTATTACTAGCTGTTGTACTATAATCTTTTATTCCTGCCATTTTTCTCCTAACTCATGAACCAAGCAAAAGCTTTGTCATTTTCTGTATTATTTTTATTAATTAATTCGTTCACACTTTGTTCTAATTGTCTTTGAAAAAATTCTTGTGACTCAAACGAATATCGTACGTTATCTATATCATTAGTATCACTCATCTTATTCCTGCTTTACTTAATACAAAATCTACTCCTTGTGCATGAGTAAATGTTGTTTTTGATGGTATTTTAACATTAGCTCTAATGTATCTTCCAGACTTTCTAACTGGATTCATACCACTACTATTTTGTGTTACTGATGTAGATTCAGATTCATTATCAGCAACTCTTTCTCTAGTCTTTACTGTTAATGTAGATACTGCATCTACGATTGGTCTTACTCCTGTTATGTTAGCTCTAAGTCCTGCAAAAGGTTCAAGTTCTGCTGTTTCTACTTCACATTCATTAGAGTTTCCAGAAAATATAGCTGCTTTATAATTTTCATCTATAGCTCCTAAAAACATTTGACCACCATTCCAAAAGTCTGTGTCAAGAGCTGCATTAATATTTTCTAAGTTTTCAGATATAATATCCATTAACTCTACTGTAAAAGCTCCAACAAATTGTGGAAAAATTACACTTGTATTAGCTTCTGCTAATGACCATTTTTTAGTAGCATAATTATATATAATAATTCTATCACATAATCCTGATGCATTAGGTGATGTATTGACACTTGGATATGCCCATAATGCTAACTGATTAAATGGGTCAACAGCTGCTTTAATTTTATCTGTATATGCTTTGTTAAGATCTAAATCAAAAAATCTATTTACTTTTTCTGCACCAATAGGTGATATTGTATCTCCTGATAATTGATAGAATCCATCATCAGAATAAAAGAATACATTTCTATTATCTTGACAAACTGTTTGTCCATAAACAGCTCCTCTATTTGGTGATATAACTGATAATCTAAATACTACAGATCCACCAACAAAGTCCATACGAATGATTTGATTTTGTCTAAATACATATCCTATCTCACCAGATGTAATATGTACTATTCTACCACCTGATCCAGGTAAGTCTTGAAAGTCTGCTTGTTTACCTTGCCATGTAGTAAGATCATTAATACCTGACCATTGTATTCTATTTGTTTTTGTAGGTTGATTACCTGTTACAAAAAAATCTCGAATAACTCCTGAAACTCTAAATGTAGGTAATGATCCTGCTGTAACTATAGAACTAAGATTAGCAAAGTTTGTAGATGTACCCATTAAATAATATTGTGG